TGTTCGCGCACAACGCTTGATAGACCAACCGTTGCGGCTCGAAAGCGTAGACCGTGGCGGCGCGTTGTGCCATCGGGATGGTGTGGGTGCCGATGTTCGCGCCGGCCTCGATGACGAAGGTGTGCGGATGGATCAGGTCTTCCAGGAGATCCCATTCGGCCTGGTTGTATTCGCCGTACAGGTCAAGCGACTTGCCGACGTAGGCGTCGTTCTGGTTGTAGATCATCGGCCCATGCCGGCAGAAGCGCATGGTATTGAACCCGCCCTCGAACACGATCGAGGTGCCATCCATCACGTAGGCCTTGCCCTTCGTTTCCACTGCTTTTTCCTGCTCCATCACCCCTCCAAAAAGACCCCCTCCCCGAAGGGAGGGGAAAGGCCACCACGACCTAATCTATTGCTTCGTCTCCAGCCATTTCCTTTTCCGCGTTGCGGCCGTCGATGATGTAGCGTCCAAACGCATCCTGCCAGTGCTGCAGTATGGCCGCGCGCGCCATGAGCTCGCGAATCCTGGGGAGCTGATCGTCGACAGACAGGACGAGTAGTTCGTCGACCAGTTCCTTGAGTTCGTGTTCGGCGTCGCTGAGAATCCGCTGGCCGATCTTGCTGTCGAGGAACTTCTGCACCTGCTGGCCAAACTCGATCGTGCGCAGCTGCTCCTGGCGACGTAGCTCCTCATTGCGCTGCGACTCTGCCATGAAGGCATAGGATGCTGTGTCTTCGGGATTCATTTCCGGGGTGCCATGGGGAAGCAGACATAGCGAATGATGGTCTGGTCGCGCCAGATGCACTCGGCGATGCGCCATCCCTTTGACGGGAACTGTCCATGCAGGATCATCGTAAGTGCTAGTTTATCGCGTTCCAGATGCAATCCGTCAAGAAATAGTTGCGTTCTGTCAACCTCCTTGAACACGGGAACCATGACTGGTCAGGCAGTTATCGGCTCGAACCACGGCGGGATGCGTCGGAATCCCAAATGCGCGACGGCATCGACCGATACCATCCAGAAGCCGTAGCGCCGCAGCAGCGAGTCGAGAGACCGCTTGCTGTAGAGGACCACATGGCCATTGCGCGGCGCCAGGTACCACCAGCCGATCGGGTCTTCGACGCCGTCGTTGAGGGCCGTCGAGAAAATCATCACATCCAGGACCAGCCGCTCCATGTCGCGCATGAGCTCCTGGGGATCGGGAGCGTGTTCAAATACCTCAAAAGCCGTGACGAGATTGAACTGATGGTCTGGAAACGGCTCTGCGTTCATGGGATCGTAGGACATCGAGTCCCATCCCCAGGCTCTTAGAATCTGCGTCAACAGGCCATCGGACCCGCCATAGTCTAGATGCGTTATGGCAGGGGCGTCGCCGAACGTCTTGCATAACCAGTCCGCATTTCGCCGTGCCCTGGTGCCGCTGATTTCCGGGTCGACGAGGCGATACTTGTCGTTGTAGACCTTGGCCGCGTACTCCGATTTTGGCCATGAACACATCTGCGGCGCAAAAATCGTCCCGCAGCTGCCGCACCGGTGGTATTCGACCCGTTCTCCGCTTTCCGGGAGGGAAATGAGGCATCCCCGGTTGAAGTCGACCGACCCTACCGACTGCGTTTGCTGAGTGCACAGTAGACAATCCATACCCTAGTCCGGGCGCATGGTTTCCATGCCCTGCGCCACGCCGACGTCCGGGGCGGCGGGTTGTGCCGGGTTGGCCGGGAAGTTGGGGCTGGTGTTCTGGCCGATCACTGGCGGCGCTACCGGGGCCGCCACCGGTTGAGGAAGATTCGGATCCACTCCCGCAGGGACAGGCGTGGTGTATCCAGCCCCCTCCAGGACCTTGTCGGCGACCGGACTGACTGCCGGGACCGAAGTAATGACCTGAGCCGTCTGGATGGCAGAGAAGGCACTCTTGACCCCTACTTCGACGGTTTGCGCCTTGACCCGCTCGGTTTCCGCGGAGAGCTTCTTGACGGTGGCCGCGATGATTTCCGGCGGTTGCTTCTGCGCCAGTTGCTGCTGCAGCTGCTGGACCGTGTTCTGCAGGGCGATGATGTTCGGGTCCTGGTTCTCCGGCAGGAACCGCTTGCCGTCCTTGTACCCCATCATGCCGAAGACTTCCTTGAAAATCTCTCCCGTATTGATCCCGAACCGCTCGAGCGTCTGGTCGGCCAGGAGGTCGCGCAGGGACGCCAGGCCCTGCGTGAATGACTGCATCCGATCGGACGGGTTGGTCGCTCCCACTCCAACCGCGACGTTCACGGTCACTTGCTGCATCAGGAGCTCGTCGGTGATGGTGTCGATCCCGAACCGCTGCAGGAGTTCTGCCTTCTTGCCGGCGAGCCCGAGGATGATCGTGTCGGTCTCGTAGAATTGCTCGAGCGCGACCACCTGAGACAACACCGGCTCGACCCAGGTCTCGTTGAACGTCCGTAGTTGGTAGGCCGAGATCTGGCTGGCGTCCTTGGTGAGCATCTGCATCCCGCCGACGGTCTCGTTCAGCTTCCGGTTGGACTGCACTGACGCTTGAGAAAAACTCCCCGCGAGGTCGTCGAAGTCCAGGTTCAGCCGGTCCTGTTCCTCGTAGGCCGACCGGGTGACGTCCTGGGTGTCGACCACGCGGACGTCTTTGCCGTCGGCGGGGTCGTTCATCATCGTGACCCCGGAGGGCACGTTGCGCTGCAGGCTACGGAGGTCCACCTGGGCCGTGCGCTTCACGAAGTACCGCTTGTTCATGGCGAAGCGGACGTTGTCCGATCGCTGGTTCGCGTTTTCGTTGAGCTCGGCCTGGACCTCGCGCGTGAGCGCAACTGGTGCCGTGGGGTAGGTCTTGTGGGTCTCGATGACCGGGAAGCCGATCACGTACGGCCGCTTGCCGTGGAACCAGACGTCGGAGATCCGCCGCGGCTTGTCGAGCAGGAGTTCCTTGCCGAGCGTGTGAAAAACCCAGTCCTCGCCGTCGACCTCGATGATGTTGCGGTGCACCCAGGCGACGGAGAACTTGGTGATCGCGGACTTCATGGTCGCCGGGTCGACCCGGCCTTGTTCACGCTGCAGGCGCACGATGTCCGAGAACTGGGTCGAGGCGGCGAGGATCTGTTGCGGGGTTGCCCGGACCCACTTGGACTGGCCGGTCTTGCTGTCGATCGTGGTCATGCGCGCGACGATGTCCTTCACGTACATGGGAATCATTTCGATGAAGTACGGCGTCGTGTGCATCACGTCGAACCAGTCGGCCGACGGGTCGAAGCGGATGTTCTCGATCGGCCGCAGCTTGACCATGGGCCGGTCGATGTTCTTCCTGGCGTTGAACTCCCAGTATTGGTAGGAGCAGACGATGCCTTGGACCATGGCGTCCTGGTAGGCGCCGATCAGGGTGATGAACCATGGAATTGACCCGGGCTTGGTCAGCCGGTGCTGCAGCAGGGACTTGAGCACTGCGGCGCTGGCGACCTGGTCCGGGTTGTCCTCGTCGCCGGCGGTGATGTTGAGGACGTCTTCCGTCGAAAAGTACGCTTCCGCGGCGATCGCCTCGTTCTTGCGCACTGAGGCTCGGGTTTTCGGGCGAAAGAACTTGCTGCGCGCGCGGTAGGCATCCGACAGGTACTTCGATCCCTGGGGGTGCTGGCCCTGGAACTGGCGCAGATTGGCGAGCACCTGCGAGCGGATCGCGGTATCGAAGTAGGTAGTCGACCCGGAATAGGCCGAACGCGCGAGCTCGAGCCATTCGTCGGATGCGAGCGGCAGTGTTGCGTCAACGGATTCTTCGGCCATTTACCATTCCGGTAGGATTTGTCCGCACCAGCGAGGAATCGAGCGGTACTGGTCTTCGGAGAAGCCGCGGCGAATGAGCCCATACCGCTCGAGCACTTCGCCGCCGGCCATGCGTATGTCGTCGTCGTCGGGCATCCCATTGCGTTTCAGGTTGAACGTGTACCCGGCGTGGCAGCTGGCGTGTTCGCAGCGCACGTCGACGATGCCTTGGGCGGGCTTGGCGTCGATGCGCCAGCGGTAGCCGGGGTAGGCGATGGCCAGGACGGAGCCGAACCGATCGCACAGGCTTTTGCCGTGCTTTTCGGCGTTCCAGTCGGCGTCGGTGGCAACGATCAGTTCGCTCATGTCTCGTAGTCCGGTTCGCACTCGCGCCGTACCAGGGTGGCCTTGTCGTAATCCGACATCCAGAGCCATTCGTGGTACGTGAGGGTGCCTCTGATCGAGGCGGGGAGTTCGTCGTAGTCCCGGTTCCCGGAGACGGCCTGCTCGAGGAGGGGCGTCATTCGCCGAAGTTCTCGTACGGGTTCTTGCGATCGGCGAACTTGCGCCCGTTCGAGAACTCGTAGGCGCGATCGTAGGGAAGACGTCGAACGAAGGCGCCGGTGCCCGGGACGAAGTGATCCGGCAGGCAGGCCGAGTCGACCAGCTCGCACTGGGTCGACCAGAGCATCTGCGACGTGCCGGTGGTGCCCATTTTGGCGGCCATCACATTCCCCGGTTACGCCCGCGCGTGTGCATGGCGTGTTTGGGCAGCTTGTTGTCCGGGTTGTGACAACCCGCCATGCCACCGTCGGCCATTTTCTTGACCTTGCCGCCGCAGGCGAAGGATTGCATCTTCGGCATGGGCGGGACCTTCACTGCTTTCTTGATCTTCATCAGACTTTCCTTTCAGCCAAAGATGACGCCGTGGTGCGGGTCCTCGCCTGAGGCCTGGTTCTGGAACTGGAGCTCGGCGAACGATCGGAGCCAGCGGGCCTCGGCCTCGCTGGCGAAGACGACGTCGGAATCAGGAACAGCAAAGCACACGTTGCGATGGTTGCCGGTTTCGGTGTCGACCGCCTCGGCGTAGACCGTGATGGCGCCGGTGAGGACCCAGGTCATCGTTCCACGTGGATCATTTGAACCCGCGCTTGCCGTGCGAGGTTCCCGCGCGATTGGCCGGGTTGTGCGAGGATTCCCGCAGATGGTCGAGGTTCTTGGCCCCGACCTGCTTGACGGTGTCGGCCGGCAGGACGTATTCGCCCTTGGAGAGCATGGCCGGGACATCGTCCGCGGTTGGGGTTGTGCCTTGTTTGACGCGGCCGCCGGCGCGGTAGTCGACCATCCCTCCATCCTCGAACCCCAACGCGCCCTTGATGCGATCGACCAGGCCGGGCTTGGGCGTAGCCGGTGGGGTGCTGGCCGGAGCCGATGGTGCTGCCGGGGTCGCAGGGGGGGAGGGGGTCCCGAGCGATTTGGCCTCGGCGTCGGCCAGCGTTTGATCCCGGCGCGGGCCGGCGCCGGAGTAGAAGGGTGCGTTGTCTGCCATGGGGTCTCCTAAGCGGGTGAGTGCGTCAACGACGTATTTCATGCGCGCGAGCTTGCGTAAATACCCCTCTCCGACCCGGGAAAGGTGGTGCGCCATGGTGATTCCACAGCCCAATCGTCGTCCGATCTCGCGCAGGTGTTCGCCGTCCTTGCGCAGCAGGAATGCGAGCAGGGCGATCTCGAGTCTTACGCGCCGTCGACGAAGGTCTCCGGTTCCAGGTACTGCGGGTCGATGATGATCGGGGGTGACGGTTCCATGTCGTACAGGCGGCTCTGGCAATCCAGGATGTCGTCCTTCACCACGTACGGGTAGCGCAGGTAGCAGTTGAAAATGAGTGTGTTGAGGCTGTAGGCCTGCCCTTCCGCGTCCTTTCTCCAGACGGGGCGCATGACTCGGTGTTCCTGGCCTTGTTCCCGCATTTCCCGTTGGTTGCGGGTTTCCTTGATCGGGTTGCCCTCGCGGTCGATCGGTTCCGCGGCGTAGAACCACTTGCCCGCCCGGTGGTCCGGTTCGAGTCTTTGGATCCGGTCGTACTTGCTGTTTCCCCCCTCGGTCGGCCAGGCGAGTTCCTGGATCTCGAACCCCAGTTTCTCGACCTCCATCCGTTCCTCGAAGTGCTCCAGGGCGTCCTGCAGGCCGTATCTCTCGTAGCCCACCCGGACCATCTGGATCCCGGGGGTGGCGGACCATTTTAGATACAAGTCGCGCAGAATTCGCCAACGCTCGGCCAGGCCCATCTTGTGACAGTAGCCGTCCAGGGCGTACTTGTTCCGGTTCGCGTCGATCCCGATCACCAGGATCGCGCTCGAGTCCGAGTTCTTCTTCCGGGAGCTCGCCGGGTCGCACATGATGTAGACGTTCAGTGTCGCCGGCCGGATGTCCGTGAAGCGGAGCCATTCCTTCTGGAACATCGCCTCCACGCCCGCGGCCGGGTTGAGCAGCATCTGCGCCGCCAGGATCGCGGTCGGCTGTTTCCTCCGGGTCTCGGCCCACTGCTCTTTCGACAGGTAGACCGGGTTCCCCGAGGGGGTCCCGTCGTCGGTCGCCGGGTAGATCCGGACTTTCAGGGCCTTCCGGTCGATGATGTCCTGATACGTGTCCCCGAACCGGTATCTCGTTCCCAGGTGCCAGGCCCGCTTCTTCCCGTCCGCGCCCCGGGCGCCGAGGTTGTCGGACAGGGCGTGGGCTTCCGTCGTCTTCTTGATCTGCTCGGCGGTCGTCACGGACTCCAGGGTCACGATGTCGTCGTAGATCCGCAGCTTGAAGTGGCTCCCCGTCGGCTGGCCGTCCACCAGTCCGTGCGCTTCGATCGTGGCTTCCCGGGGGTTCGCCTTCCGGCGCACGATGATCCCCTTTTCCTCCGACCACCGCGGGGCCTGCTTCGCCGGGTCCGAGAACAGCACGTCCGGGTAGAGCTGCTGCAGGTTCCGGTTGTCCTCCAACTCCAGCTTCACCCACGAGAGGAACTTCCGGGACTCCGGCTTGGTGTGGGAGAAGATCCCGATCGTGATGTCCGGGTCGCGGATGATCTCCTGGATCGACCCCCCGAACGTGATCATCGAGCTCTTGCCGTGTTCTCTTGCCCATAGGTCGAGGTATCCATCGCTGTCTGCCTCGACTTCCCGGCAGCGGGCATACAACCACGGGTGCCAGAGATCGCCGCGCCGGCAGATCTCCACCATGAGCCAGAACCGGTCCAACTTCCCAAGATCCCGGACCGCGGCATCCCCGATCCGGATGATTCGTTCCCAAGCCTCCAGCAGCGGGGCGCCGAAGGGCAAACTCCTCAGCCGAAGCCCGTCCTCCACCGTCAGGACCTGCAGCCCCCACGGCTGGACAACCTCCGCTTTTCTGGCCGCGCGCCCCACTACTTCACTTCAACTCTGTGCGCAGCAATATCGGCTTTCAGCTGATTCACCGTGATCTCCAGCGACCGGATCATCCGGTCCTGCTCGTCATTCGAGTTCACCGCCCGGGTGATCAGCCACCCCCCAACCAGATTCACCACCGAGAAAAACAGGATCCCCGCCATCCACCCCGTCTTGATCGAGACCTTCATGTCCCGGTCTTCGTTGATGTGCGTGTGCACGTTCGACCGGAACTCGGAAAACTCAATGCGGTGGCTCTGCAGTTCCGTGGCGATCACCTCCGTCGCCCTGGTATTGCTCTCCAGCGCTGAGTCGAAGTTCGACAGCACCAGCAGGGTCGCCTGCTGCACCGGGTCCTTGGTCTGCTGGATCAACTCCTGAATCCGGTCTCTGTTCACTTCGCGCCCCTCCCGGCCGAGATCAGGGCCCGCAGCTTCCACAACTCCCTCAACCCGTCCCGGACCCTGTCCTGTCCGAACGCCCCGCCTAGGGCCAAGCAAGTCCACAAAGGCGAATGGCGAAGCAAGGCCCCGGACACAACCCCCCCTCCACGATGACTTTTCGTCATGCCTCACCCCTTGAATCAGCCAGTCCAACATCCAAACCCCTAGCGCAGTGGTCTTCCTCTCTGCAGCCACAACTTCACGATGTCGTCCCGATCCCGCTGCAGCTTGTTGTAAAGCGCCCGGTCCTGCGGCTTCAACTTGTCCACAGGGATCTGCTCCAACTCAAACAGCTTGGTCTCGATCGCCCTCTTGGCGTTCGTGTCCGCCGAATACTCCACCTGCATCTGAACCGCCGCGTTGCTGCTCACCACCGCCGCATTCGTCGCCGCAATCTGCGCCGTGTAGTCCCGCTTCATCTCCATGCCCTCAGCCCGCATGAGAAAGAAGCTCTCCAGGAACAACCAACCACCAACGCTGGCAATCACAATCCCTACCACCCACGTCCAAAACTTCGCCCGCGGACTCTCCGGAAGCGTCACTTCACTGCCCATGATCCGCATCAGAAAAACTCCTTGACGAAAAGAGGGTGAAAACCCGCCTTTTAGCCCAGTTCGGTAAAACTACATTGACCACGAACCCCGGATTTCCGGAAATTTTTTGCAGCGGGAAAATGCAAAACTGCAGCGGGGGAATGCAAAAGAGCCAGAAAGAGGTCGCCCAAGCGAGGTGATGGTCCCATATATCCCCCCCGCGGCGCGGGATGGGACCCAAGCGGGTCGACGACCCCAGGTCGAGTCCGGTACCTGCTGGCTCGGCCCGTGATGCGTGGCAGCGTGGAATGTGCGCGTGATCGAGCGCCCCGCCCTACGCCACGCCCATGTCACCCCTTGATCGGCGTGACGTCGATGGGTGCAGGCGCACTATCCCCCTGCATAGCAGGCAAGCGTGTACGCAGGGCAGCGAGTGATTCGAGCATCTTCGCACTCATACCATGCTCTACCTGTATTGCCCCTCCCCCTGCGCCCGTATGCTCTACCCTATCCCCGAAGCGGGCAGGTAGCAGCTTGGCGAGCAGCCACTTGCGGGTATCAATGCGCAGCTGAGAGCGGCGGACGTGTTCCTCGTTCAGGGCGATGAACGCGCCATTGCGCCCCTGCTTCTCGACGTAGTCGTTCGTCCCGTCCTCCGCTATGTCCAGCAGCTCGTCCGCCATGCGGTCGTTTCGTACCTCGCGCGCGTGGGCATAAGCCGAGCGCAGGGATGAACTCTGATTTATCCGCCCGATGACCCGCGAGTAGGTCGGCATACCCTCGTCCCGGCAAATCGCGGTCAATGTCTCCCCTGCGGCGACGCGGGCGATGATGACATTGACAAGTCGCGCCGAGACCTCGGGTCTTGCCGTCTTGCGTTTTGAGAGTGCTTTCTTAGGTCTCATGG